GCGGAGCGTAAGGCTCTGCCTATCCCTGATGGTTGGAATAGGACAATAACGATGGGAGAAGTAGATGACATTCTTAAACGAGATTTGGCTAACTTTGAGCGTGGGGTCGAGCGATACTGTCCTGTTCCTCTTACACAAGGGCAGTTTGATGCTCTTGTCAGCTTTAGCTTTAACGTGGGTCTTGGGACACTACAGCGTTCAACCCTCCGTCAGAAGGTTCTTCGCGGAGACATGGAAGGCGCTGCAGAAGAGTTTTTAAAGTACACAATAGGTGGAGGTAAGGTTCTTAAAGGATTAGTCAATCGTCGCAATGACGAAAGAGCTTTGTTCTTGTCATAACTTTACAATCTTTTGTTTTAACTTTACAATAAAAAAACCCCTCCGAAGAGGGGCTATAAAGTACTACACAATGTTACTTAGATAGAACAACCTCCAGCTGTACAGGAGAGCATCTGAGCACCTTCGACGTTATCGTCATACTCTTTGAAGTTCTCCCAATCTACTGTCTCAGGCACTAACATCTTTAACTGGTTGTAAGTCTGTTCATCACATTCTTCATACGGAGCTTGCTTGTAAGTTCCACCATCCATCGGTAGGAAAGACACACCAGTAACTTCATCGAAGTGCTTGAATGTCCATGCTCCGACATCCATCCATTCTTTCTCTAACACGGAGATAGTTACTGAAGGCTTATGCTCACAGTAGTGACGCTGGAAAATCAACCACAAGCGTAAGTGCTCAATCGCAGTCAAATCCTCACGCAACAACGCACCATCAGCCACAGCAACAGGGAAACTAAATACTGTTGTTGACTCAGGTTTCATCACACAAGGCTCTGCAACGAAACCAGCTTGAATCATAAACTGTGTTAGTGGATCTTTGTTATCAGCTCTAACACGACGAATATAATACTTACTATGTTGAGGATGAATACCACTAGCGGTGCTGCAAAGCTGAGATACTGTTCCCTCTGGCTTAACGGCTGTGACAGCCACAGACTGGTTAATACCAATAGCTGAAGCATAAAAAGCGTTAGTAGAAACAGCAAGGTCACGGAGAGCCTCCAATCGAGCAGGTAATCCTTCATCATCAGGATTGTTTAACAAAGTGTTGTCACAAATACCAGTCATTGACACACCTAAGAGTGCTTCTTCTTCTGTGTTCTTCTGCCAAATCTTACGCAAGTAAGGGAAGTCTGTTAACGAGGCTTGAAAAGTTCCAAGAATCGTAGCCAAACGAATCTTACGGCTGATGGAGTCAATATCATCGTCGCTGCGAATAATACAGCTAGATAGGTTGCAGAATTGATAAGGACGTAAAATGATTTCGCTACAAGGGTTAGTACCGAAAGCATAAGTTGCGTCACGTCGACCATTCTTTGCTGCTTGTTTTTGACTTGCTTCACGATTAAAGATTCCTCGCTCACCAGAGTGTGATTCATAGATAGATGACCACTCACGGATAAATTGACCAATAGAAGGTGTCTCTAGGTACGATGCAGAGTTGTTTGCCAATGCTCGTTGTCCTTGACCATCCCACCAATTACCAGCTTTAGCGTGTGCCATCTTATCGTCTGACAAATCAGACAAAGAAATCATTGCACTCCGTCTGACTCCACCCACAACAACAACTTCCCCGATTTTGCACAAAATATCATGGCACTCAAGGGAATTGAGACGACGACCAACTGCCCCCTTGAACTTGGTAACGCAAAACTTATAAAGTTCTTCCAAAGGTCCGGGTCCAGATGCTCTTCCACCGAAAGTTTTAAGTCTAGCTCCTGCTGGACGAACTCTTGATACGTCGAACTTTGGAATCTCGCCAGCGTACAGAAGAGCCAAGAGTTGTCGTAATGATTTTGCCCATCCTTCTTTAGAATCCGACACAACAATAGTAGTCTTACTATCGTACAACTGAGTCGGCACTTCAGGTAACTTAGAAACATATTGTTGCTCCACAGAGAAACCAACACCAGTACCACAGAGAAGGATATACATCGCTTCGTCAAAGGCTTTAGGGTCATCAATCGGTAAATAAGAACAGTTAAACGCAGCTACGTTCTGACGCTCTAGCGCAGGTCCTGCTGTCATTACTGCTCTCATGCTAGGTACAACATCTAATGCTACTACGGCTTGTTCTAGCTCACTACGCAGCTCTTTCGTGAGTGTGTAGTTCTGCTTTTCTGCTAAGTGCTTCTCCATAAAATCAAAGTATCGCGCTACTGTTTCATTCCAGTGTTCGCGACGACCTTTATCGTCAAGATAGCGACTGTATCTTGATTTAGCAATAAAGGTATTATATGGGGTCATTGTGTAGTTATTACTCATTCAACTTCTCTTTCTAAATTATCAGCATTGTCTTCAATTCGATCCATAAAGCGATCAACCAATTCTTCACTACTTATATCTAACAACTCCAACAACTCCACTTCTGGGAATTGTTTGAGTCGGTCAGCTATGTTAATTAATGTTAAAGCCATTTCATGCGGTCTCCTTATAATACACATCGTACACACTATCATAGTTAGCTAACAAATACTCGATATAGTGTTTAGCTTTTTCGAGGTCTTGTTTACCAGCTTTTTTAGGGAAACGAAGTATGTATTTTACCACATTTGCTGACCAAGGGTCAAGTTTGTATTGCATAAAAATGTCCCAAGGCTGGACAGCTGCACCTTTATAGTGGGAACCTCCAACTTGTTTTGCCATGACATCTCCAGCATCCTCCATTCCTGCTGTGTTGCTTGTTAAATTAGCGGCTGCCTTACGCTTTGCTAAATAGCCGTAAGGAGGCGGCATTGCTATTGGTGAGTCGTTCATGATAGTCCTTTCACTTCCACAGCTTTCTTAGTAACCTTAGTCCCTTGTGACCAGCTTCCGCACGACTTACATTGATACCGTTGATAAGTCCCAGTAGCTGAAATTGCCGTTCCACGCTTCTGAAGATGATGCGATCCACAAGTCGGGCAAACGACAGAATCGCTGAATAGGTTTTTGTTAGGATGATGCTTAATCCAAGGAAGAAGTTTATGATACAAGTGTTCCAGTAAAACAACATCCTGTATATTATATTCTTCCATCCGTTTCCACGCATCTTTATCTCCGTTCATACATTTAACCCACAACGCATGACCTTCATGCTCATGTTTACTTCCAAGACCTAACCGCTGTGCTACGTAGTCCAACTTGTTACTAGGAAAACGGAAGTTGCTACGAACAACACGAAGTAAGTCAATTTGTTTATAAGGCGATGGTGGATTAAAACCATGTAGTATAAATTCCTTGTTAAGAGTAGGAATGTCAAACTTAGTACCATTATAATGCACGACTGCATCTGCAGAGTCGAGAAGCCCATGAATTCCTTTCAACATCGATTTAGGTTTAGATTGATGAACTGAGTCAAAGAAAAGGTCTTCTTCATCTTCCCATTTTGCTGCATAACACAGCACGTAGGAAGACTCCATCAATTGATTAATGCTTACATTCTGTTGCCACAATCCCCACACATGAGCTGTGTTGGGGCTGGACTCAATGTCTAAATGTAGTATTTTCATTCGTTAAAGTCCATTTCTTCCTGACGATCATCAATTTGTTTAGCTAGCTCATAAGCCGCTTGCGTAATAGTTCTTGAACCAACTACAGACCAGCTATCATTAAAGCCATAATCGCTTAAGAATACAATCTTTTCTTTTACGTCATAGCCGTACTGAGCATTTAAGAAATCAGCAAACTTAATAATTAATGTTGTCCATTGTGTGTCACCTTCAACGACAAACACATTATTAAGCAAGTTGTTTTCTTCTTCTAATGTAAAGCTCAACTTCATTGGGTAATCGAGTTTCATTTTGTTCCTTTAACTAAAAGTAATACATCTATCTGGTGTTGTAAATCTTTAATCTTTTGAATCAAATCTAAGAAGTGTTCTGCATCTACTAGTGCTAACGGCTTGCTTAGATTCTGTTTCAAGACAACTAAAGGCTCTATCAGTCCATGAGTTTTTGCTTGTTCGTAGTCCTTGTACACCGCGATTGCTTTTCTGTTCTTGCATTCCACTGTGTAAGTGAATAATTCACGAGCTGCAGAAGACAATTGTACATCTTCGCCCCCTGCACCCATACTTGTAGACCGTACATCATCGAGCGTCAGGGTTGGAAATCGTTGGAGTATCTGATCCCTTACCCACTGCTGCAGCTTTCTTCCTTTTGCTTTTGCGGATTGTGGTTTCAATTTTAATTTCTTTCCGTTTTGTAATCATTCGTTTAGGGATGGTAATACTGTTGTTGCACATTCCTTCAGTTATAGTTCCTGCAAGTTCAATTTGTTCATCGTCTTCAAAAACTATAAACCCGATTGATTTACAACGTAAGTCTTCCCTCTTTGCTTCATGCCACTCACCTTGTGCTAAAGCATCTAGCCACTCAACCAAGACTAGCTTGGAGGCTTCCAGATTTGGTTTGGCTCTCTTAGAATCCACAAGAGTCGTCCGTTCTCCAAGACTCGCTCCAAGTTTCCTTCGTAAGCGTCTACCACCGCTTTGTACATCTCCAGTTCTGTTTCGCATTTCTCAAGAATCCTTTTTGCTTTAACAGGTCCAATTCCTTTTAGACCCATGATGTTATCGACTTTATCTCCAGTTAGAATCTGTAAATAAAAGTTACGGATTCCTTCTTCTTCGGTAATGTAATACTTCTCTTCTTTTACAAAACCGTAGTGATGACCACGAATCATGTCAATATCTTTATCGATTGTAACCAAGATATAATCTTCAGGATCGTGAGCATACGCATAAATTCCTAATGCGTCATCGGCTTCCATTCCATTGACGACTTCAAAGTTCCAAGACTTTTCCATATACTCGCGTAATAAACCGAAATGATACGGTTTAGCATTACCAGTTCTATTACCCTTATATGGGGCGGTAACGGCAACTTCATCTCTGAAGTTACCTTTACCAGTCATGTAACCAATAACGTCGTCAACGTTGAGTTTAATGTACAGCTCGTCAAGAAACTCAGACAGTCTTGCTAACGCAAACTCTGCTGGGTCTCCTTCGGATGCAAAGCCAAAGCGATACACTAAAATATCAGCGTCAACGACGGCAATCACAGAGGAATCTCGTCGTCTAGCTCTTCATCAGCAGAGGCTGAATCAGCGTTGTAAACAACTAAGTCGGTGATTGTGATCTTAGCCAAAGAAGGTGAAACACCTGTCTTGTTCTTCCAGCTCCAATGATAGGGCTTAATCATTGCAACAGCTTTAGATCCATTACCAACAGCTTCTGTGATCTCTGCACCATTCTTGTCAAATGGCTTGATTTCGTAGTTACTCTTCGCGGTGATAAACCAGCCCTTCTCAGGCTTGTCTTCACGCTTGCGTGGTTGCAGACCTACATCTTCCAATGCTTTAACAGCACCGGCACTAAGGTTGCACAAATCTACTTGATACTTCCCTGACATCTCGGACTTGCGATTTAAGAATGCCCACTGAATGTCGGCTTCAAACTTCACAGGTTTCTCGGTATTTGCCATTTTTAAAACTCCTTTAATATACTGCGTTGAATTAAACTACTACTGAATTGTACCACCGAACTGCTCAAACACATCCATACCATCTAATGTTCCGCTGTCTATAGCTTCATAAGCATCTGCTAATAGCTCAAGTGTATCATTAATTGCTATGGAAGTCCCTACAGAATAAGTATTATCTTCAAACAACGTGATAATAACTTCTCCAATCTTAACTAATTCTTTTCCGTCCATCAGTGTGTGTCTTTCCAATTGTTACCAACTTTGTATTCACCTGTCAATGGACAGTTCATTTTAAACTCTACACCAGCTGCTTCGATTGCTCTAACACCTGATTGTCCTACCTCTACTGCATACTGCTCTGGTACTTCAATCTGCCACTCATCGTGAACATTAGCTACTAATTTAAATGGTATTCTCCTTTTTGTCAAGTCTTTAAATAAAATAACCACAGCTTTCTTCATAACTATCGCACCAGCGCCTTGCAATAGCGTGTTGAGCGCAGAGTGCTCGGAACGAACGAGTAGCTTGCGTCCGTCAAGACCTTGTAGCCGTCCCCTTTTAGCATACGCATCAGATACTTTCTTTCTAAGAGACGCAAGTTTCGGTGTGTTTTGTAGAAAATTATCAATGAGCTTTTGTCCTTCTTTCGCAGACCCTCCAACAACCGACCCGATCTTGGCACTTCCTGCGCCATAGAGGAAAGCATAGATAAACGTTTTAGCTTGATTCCTCGTTTGCAAGCCAGCAGCGGTTTGATTCGCTGTGTGTATATCGCCCGATACAACCTCATTTGTATACGCATTGTCGTTCATATAGTGAGCCAGCATACGAAGTTCTAAACCAGAAGCATCTATACCAACTAACTTATTGCCTTTCTCAACTGTCCATAATTCTCTACATTCAGGACCATAAATAGCCCCACTATTAGGTACTTGTGCCATGTTAGGACTCATGTGCGTCATACGACCTGTGACAGCTCCATTTGTGATAACACGACCATGTACCCTACCATCACCTTTGACGTTCTCTAGCCACGATTCTACCTGTGCTATACGCTTCTGTAACATCAGATACTCTGCGATGGCTTTCGCTTCTGGGAGATCGATGCCTTCGAGCGTGGTTTCGTCGACAATGATGCTGCCTTTTTCGGTGCGCTTTGTGGGCTTCCAACCCTTTTCTTGAAGTCTCTCAGCAATTTGCTGTCGGCTTCCGGGGTTGAACGGCTCGATGATGTCTTTGAGCGCCTTGCCGCTGGTTTTGTGGGTTCTACCAGAGGTGATTCTGGGAGGAAATATCCCTTGCATTTCCACCAAAATAATATCGAGCCTAGCTTTAAGGTTCGATAGTAATAACATACTAGCAGCTTCATCGATCTTAAAACCGTTTCTTTCTTGAATGGCAATGATTGCTTGAACTTCATGTTCTAACTCCTGTGATTGTGTTGAAAATTCTTGTGTTTCTAATTCGTAAGTTAAGTGTTCGTATAGCTTTTGTGTGACAAGTGTATCTTGAATACAGTAGGACACCATTTCATCTGTTAATCCTCCATCCCAGTCATTAAATTCTGCTTTTAAAAAACCTAATCTATTGCCCCATGCAGCTAAAGAATGACCATCTTCTATAGATGGATTCAATAGTCTTGACATCACTAGAGTATCGTGTACCTGAACTTGACGAATCCCTGTCTTCCATAGCCTGTTGAGGTGATAACAATCAAAAGCAAGCAAGTTATGTCCTACAAAGATGTCGTACTTACTTATTAAAGTTTTCAGAGTTTCTGGATTTGTATGACAAATTACTTCTCCTGTGTGTATATCCCTAGAGACACAACACCAGATTGTGTCCCACGCACTATTTGTTTCAATATCTAATACAAGCGTTTTAGTCATTTCATCTCTTCTTAACAACTTTCTTTTTAACAACAAGTGGTTCTTCTACTATTGTAACAGTTTCTATTCTAGGTGTTTCAAACATAATTGCTAATAAGTCTTGAATCTCAGGCTCTGTAGCAACCCAGCGACTACCATCGTTAAAGTGAATCTCTCGGTCAATGATGTAAGTTACGTTAAAAGGATTTACAAATCTGTCACCAATTTTTACAAGTTTAGTCATTTGATTCAACTCCTTCCGTGCGTTTAATTTCGTGGTCAACTAAGTGTTGTGCTGCTTTGAGAGCCAAGCTCAGTCGTTTCATATCTTCTAAATGATAATCAGCCATAGTACCTCCGGGAATACGATAAGCCTCTAGTGTATCACGCACGATTTGCTTTAGCGTTGTTGAGAATGAAACAGGCTCATCAGAATCACCAAACCAGAATCCATAGTCAATAGCACCATTCTCAGCAATCCAAGCGTAGCCATCTAATTTAATATTCTTCTTACTCATAACTTTATCACCTTTGTCCATGCTGCTAAATGTACTGGAGTTCCGTTAGCGTCTTTACAGAAGCTATACATACCATCAATATGTCCAAACCAATACTCTGCTGCTAAATCTACTTCATCATGTGCTGGTGGAACCTTTAGTTTATCATCAACAATCTTAAATGTATCGCCTTTCTTTAGTTCATACAAAGCACATTCATGGTCTGCTAAATCATGTTCGTTAATCATTTTTTAATAACCTTTCTAATACTTCTAACTTCTCATCATCAGTCATTACATACCATCGACTTATTTCATCTTTAGTTCTACCACAATCGTTACATTCGTTGATTGTGATGTCGTAAGTGCATTTACCAATACAGGGTGATTTCACCATATCTGTTTTCCATTTCCATAAGTTGTTCCAATTAGGTAGGTGTAGTGGCGGGCATCTCCATACCATATCATTTCTCTTGTGCCTTTCTTAGTATTGCTCTAGCAAATTCAATTAACGGACTTAAATCACGAGAAAATTTTTCAGATTTGCAAACTTCAATTATTTCCTCATCTGTTAGTGTCTTTGCTGGATGGGTATAGAGTGGAATATCATCCCAACTTTCTTTTTCATTGGTAACTCTTGTGTCAGTAAAACCAAACTGCAATTCATCTTTACCAATCCATGCTGCTGGTTCTATCATGTATTCCTCCAGTACCTATCTTCAGGGTTAGCCAACATAGACTTGAGAAGTTCATCAACTGAGCTAAACCATTGAGTAACTCTCATACCTTTTTCGGTCATGATGTCAAAGCTCACTTGTCTTGCACCTTTCTTAGTATTGCTCTAGCAAACTCTCGACGACCAGCATAGGTATCAATAAGATTTGAAACTTCATCACCTACTGCATCTATTTCCTCATCTGTTAATGTCTTTGCTGGATTGGTGTATAGAGCTACAACACTATGTCCGTGAAACTTTGCTTGTAGTTCTGCGTTTTCAAGAAGTTTACACAGTTCTCCACCGACCATCCAAGCTACTGGTTTGTTCATTTCTCTTGTACCTGTGTTAGTAACGCTTCAATTTCATCGCCTTGCATACGCAATACTTTGATAGCTTCTTGAATCAAACCACATTCTTTAGCCGCGTATGGATTGCCGTAGCGTTGGTCTAACTTCTCAATCAATTCGTTCAAATCCATTTTGTAATCTCCAAAATAATAAATGTTAATACACCAAAGGCATACAATGCCGTTGCCACACCTTCAACCAACACCAGCGGTGTGTCGTCCTGTATATATCCTGCCGCAGTCCACAGACCGCTACCAATCAACCCAAACAAGATGTTGAGTGGATAGATATTAAAGCTGGTCAACGCGATGCCGATAAGACAAAGCGTTGTACCGTACCATTTAAGACTAGAAAGAGTCATATTCAAATCCGTCCTTGATGTCTATCTCCATGTCAACAAAGTCATCTTCGGAGATGTCGGTATGTGTTAAATCTTCCGCGTTACACCAAACATCTTCTTCGCTATATCCGTCAACAGTTACATAGTAAGTCTTAGTAACTTTAAATACTGCTGTCAATCCTTTAGGTTCTTTTCTCATTTCTTTCTCCATTCATCAATAAGTTTATCAAGTCTACTGCCTTCAATCCACTCAAACTTTTCCATGATGTTGTCACAGTTTACAACAATTGGTGCAACTGTTTCAAGTCCTACATCCCAAGCACTATTGCGTAACCAAAGATAACGCTCAGAGTTTTCCCACATTTCTTTGTTGTCCTGAATCCTACCAAAGACATTCTTGTTAAGTTGAACCAGTCGGTCGATCTCGTCACAGAGTGAGCTGATGTATCTACGAGTAACAACATAATCGTCTTGTGAAGCGTACTCTCTTGCTTTCTTTACTAAATCTTCGTTCATAATGTATCCTTAATTTCCATCATTCGTCCAGTACTAGGATTGTATAACAAATCACTAGCGCCACCAGTATAACCACTAAACCTATTCTTTAACACACGCACATGGGTGGTATTACGCTCAATCATGTCCACCGCCTGTCCGTTACGCTCCAATCCTATCACAATATCAGATAGCTGTGCAATCGCCCCAGAGCCACGCAGTTGAGACAACGATGTCGATGCACCCTCTTCATGTCCTTTGCTTTCTGGACGCTTCAGATGGCTTACACAGATCAGGCTGATACCTGTTTCCTGTACTAACATCCGCAAGCGTGTCATGATACTATCAAGAGCTTTGCGTTCATCGCCCACATCGCCCCCACTAACGATAATAGATATGTGGTCAAGCACAATGAAACCACAGTTGAGTCCTTTAGCCATATATCGAACTCGATTAATAATATTGTCCAAAGAGCTACTACCGAAATGGTCAAACAGATACAACCGATTAGTACCAAGAGTGACATCAAAAGCATTTTTTAACTCCGCGTCAGAAACTTCTACATCAGGTAAATGAATAGGCTTGTTGACAGCCAGCGACATAAGGCTACGGGCAGTCTTACGCACACCTTCCTCCAAGAATAACATACCAATATTGTCTTCGGTGTTGTTCAGGATATGCCACACAATCTCACGCAAGAACTGGGACTTACCTAGACCAGAGCCAGCTGTAACCATTACCAGCTCACCCTTACGGATGCCGTAGGTCAGCTTGTTCAAGCCGTCATACGGATAGGTTACTTCAGCTTTCTCCATTGGAGTTGACACAATGTCCCACAGGGTAGAGCCTTCGATAATGCCGTCTGGTACATAGTTCTCAGCTCTCCACCAATCCTCAACAAACTCCTTGCTGGCATTGATCTGAAGATAGTCAGAAGCATCTTTGAGCGTGGTACGCATCTTCATCAGCTTTGCTTTAGCACCGAACAATTCAGCTACACCTACAGCTGCTTTTTGTCCAACCTCATCAGAGTCAAAAGCAATGACAACGTTCTCAAAGGAATCAATGTACTCAAACTGGGCTTTACAGTCCTTTAGAGCAGCTGCAGCGCCATTTCTAACCGACACCACAGGGTACTTAGCCCCCATCATCTGAAAGGCTGACAGAGCGTCTAATTCGCCCTCACAAATGGTTAGATAGCGACCACCGCGAGGAAATAGACTTTGACCAAATAGTGTAGCTCTGCTGAAGTCTCCAGCAATACTGAACTGCTTGTTCTCCACATTCCGTGTTTTAACAGCTGTCAAGACATTATCAATATCAAAGTAAGGGTAATAGTGATTGTCTTGTTTATCGTCAAGCCTTACACCATACTTAGTGCAGACAGCAGAAGATATATGACGATCAGAGATAGCCAGAGTAGTAGATGAATCATAAAAGTTTAAATCCTTGTTCATTGTTTTCTTTACAGTTTTAGTTTCAATAACCCCATCGGCATGAGTGTAAGTTTCACACACATAGCAATAAGCGTGTCCATCATCGTATAGCGTGTTGCCGTCACTTGAACCACAGTTAGGACAACCCATTCGTTTAATTGCTTTACTTTCGCTCATTTAGCCCACCATTGTCCTTGCGTCAAACGCTGGCATAAGACTTGTACATCAGGAGGATTACTTTCTTTATCCGAACAAGCATAGACAGTTGAATGAGGGTACTGGTAAAACCAAAGACCACCAATACTTCCAAACAACATAACGCTTACGCATACTATAGTCAGCCAGTCTTTCATTTTAAGACCTCATCAATCCTGTCAGCGACCATAGCATCAAGGTCTTCTAATACTTTTTTGTATCCGTATGTTTCAATCAAATCCATCATTGCAGACAAAGTGAAATGATAGGTTGCTTCTAAATTCTCATCTGGCATAATTTTCTCCATAAGTTAAGACTACACATTAACACATTGGGACATAGATGTCTGTTGTATTTTAGCAACATAAATATATTGACAAATAGACAAATCCGTGATACCCTCATCTATATAGATACAATGTATCTTTAGAGTACTAAGTATTAACATAAGAATATACATAGTACTCTATAGAGTGCTTTAGTACTTTAACGATCTGTATAGACATCATCATAGTAATCATTACTGTTGTCGCTATAGTTGGCAAGATCATCTTGGTCTTGGTATCCACCAATGTCTGATTCGTGAAGTAAGTCTTTGCGATCAGAATGGATGATAATGGTGTCCATAGCGACATAGCAGTCTTGGCATATGTCTAGGTATTGTCCAGTAAGTAAATGCTTCCTAGTGGCTTCATAGTCGGTTAATAAGCTATTGCAAATAGTACATCTCATTTTAATTCTCCTTTAGTTACAAATGATGGTTTTACCATCGTTACAGACACTACAGACTACCATAGAACCATCTGGTGTGTAGATGGTGACAAATTTACAAGATGCGTAAGCTGTCACACTCACACATAGGCACATAGCGACATAGAGGTGTTTCATTTAATTCTCCTTAGTTAGATACAACAATTACAGTCTGTTCCACATTTATACATAGGTACATAGGTACATACCCTAATATTGTAAAAATACCACACTTGCACATAGGCACATAGGACAAAAGCACACACTTACACATAGGCATATAGGGTATTTATAAAGTGTTGTTTTTTTACCACAGTATATGGGGTATATTTAAAAATATTTCAAAAAATTGTTGTTTTAAAATGACAATCAATTTTAAGGGTGTTTTTAGGGCTTTTGAGCTGTTTTAGGTAATTCTGGGGTATAGGTATCACCTGGAGCTAATGACAGCTTATAGAGCGTTCTGGAGGGTCTGTTATGCTGCTTTTTCAGCGGTCGCGAGTGTTTAAAACCAGCGGAAAAAAAGTCCCCAGAGCTTAGGACGAAAAAAAACCCTCCGATATTCTGGAGGGCTTTCAAGTTCTGGGAGATTAAGTAAACCAAAACAGATAAGTTCGTTTTAATTTAATAATCCAGCTTTCTAATAATGTCTGGGGTTCTCGTTCGATCACTGGTAAGCCTGTTCCCTTTCTTTCTCGATCGCGTGTTCTTCCGCGATTAGGAATGGCAGGGACTCACGCGCCAATCTGAAGTCCGACATTATTTTGATAAACCAGTCTTCATCGATCTCCGACTCCATTGCCATAGTCGCAATGTCCAAGAATGAGTCCAGACCAAAAGTTCTCACGAATGATCGAGCCTGATAGATCGAGAGCGATCCAGCTTTATGTAATCCAGACTCCATGAGATCGTCCAGCGCGGAGTAAATGTCCTCCTCTGGGTCGGCTGGAGAGAGTCCAAATCCCTTGTTATAGGTATCCGTCTCCCAGTGAGACTCATAGTCAAATCCGTAATTGTTTTGCCAGCGCGGAGTTGATCCGTAGCCCTTTGCAATGTAAGCCTGTTTTTTTACTGGGGACTCGTTCACTTGCTCCAGAGCTAGAGCAGGACTCGCGTCATAAGTCTTGGAGGCGGTCGCGCTTGATGTCCATGCGTAAGTATTGGAGAGCCAGAGACCTCCCCAGTAAACCCCAGCGGACTCGTTAATCGTGACTAGTCTGTTCTGGTTGTCCATCAGCACGAATTTATTACTTGATCCGATATGAGTCTCGATAAGTTCTTGAAATTCTGGAGTGATAAAAAACTCTGGATTGTTTGCCAGCATAGGACGGAGATAGTCGCGAATGTAATGCCATGTATCCGATTTTGTAATGTCGTTTTTATTGTCCGTGTGCAATATGCCGTTATGCATGAGCCATAAATCGATCCCATGATCTTTGGCATTTAAGACCTCATAAGGGTGACAGTTTTCGAGATCAGTCGCGCCATGAGTTCTCATGCGGAGATGGAAAGCGCAATCTTTCCCAGCGATATGTGAGTAATAAAAATTTACAAAATCATCAGCGGACTTAGGGAGACATTTTTCAATAACTAGGGATTGACCTTCCACATACATGACTCCGACTCCGTCCGAATTGCTGGAGTGAAAGTCGCGGAGCCAAGACTCTGGGAGAGCTGGAGAATTACTTAATTGAGTGACTAATAAACACATGATTGTTTTTCCTTAAAAAATTATTGTTCGTTCGTTGCGAGATCGAAAACGGATTGTTTTGGAGTCTCTGTTCTGGGGTTGTTTTTGATCTTTCCAAGTTCTGGGAGAGACCAGTTTTTCTCCGTGAGATATTGGCGTAAAAACTTCGTGTCGCTTAAGTTTTCAGCGCGTGAGATGAACTCCAAGAAATTCTCCGTTGTGAGTTGATTAGTGCCAGTGTCACGACAGAAAAACCATGTCGCATAAGTGAACTCTAAGCAAGCCATGATCGTGGCATAGCGGAGTGTTCCCTTAAACATTCTGAATTCCACAGTTCTGTCATTTTGAAAGTTCAAAGCCTCATAACGATCAGCATTGAGATATTTCAAATTGTTATCACTCTTCGCATTGGAGAGCCATTCGTACCCAGCTTTTTTATTTTTGATCTGGGAATATCTGGAGGAGTCTCTTCGCGCCAGACTCCTTACTAGTCTCTGGTTGCCAGAGTCGTTAATAAACAAAACCATTTTGACCGCGTGAAAAAGTGTCATTCCTTTTTTGCAAATATGGACATGGAGTCCGCAAGTCTGAGTGTCATGAGACTTAAGTCCGCGAATGGGGTTTTTGAAGTGCTGGAGCTGTTGCGCGTGGACATCGAGACCAGTCCAGCCCGTGACCATTTCAAATCCGTTATGGAGCGATCCGTCATTCTCCAGAGCCATGTATCGACCCTTAGGACAGTAAGAGACAGCATTGTGTAATTCAAGGGCAATCTCTTCGCGGTCTCCGTTGCGGACTTCCATCTCTAGTTCCAGACCCATTAGGACGGGAGTTTTACGATCGTCAAAAGAACTTGGAATTCTGGAGAGAAATCTCTTACTGGAGTGATAGTCCCCAATGACTGAATCGTCCTCCTCTTCCTGCTCGCGTAGTTCTTCCTGCTCCTCTTCCCATTCGTCATTCGTGATATAGCAATCTTGGTGATCGCTATATGTGTAGTTGTCATTTATGCAGGTCTCGCATATATGGTTATCGTCATGCGCCCAGTGTCCGTTATCGTCCCATTCCAAAGTAAGACAGTCCTCACAGGTAAAGACCTCTGGAGCATTAAGGAATTTATCGTTAAACCATTCAGACATCGGAGACCCTCCGCGATTACCCCAGCGATCACGGACTCTAGGGTTTTCGTTCAGCAGGTCGAAAGCGGCATCGTGGTCTTGATTGTTCACAAAGCCAGCGAGAGCGTGTCCCACTATCTGGGAGTGATAACGATTGTCCGCAATGTGTCCCCAGTATCGGAGATCGACATTGGTCTGAATGTTTGCGGAGTTAATGTTCTTGCGGATTAGTTCGTGGATTTTCCCTCTCCTAACCTCTGGAGAGACCATTCGAGATAAGTCTTTGAGACCTTTGAAAACTTCGACAATGTCGTGAGTGATATGAGTGATAGTCATTTTTTAAACCTCCGATTAGATTGAGAGAGCCAGCACAAGACCGACATAAAACAGACCAGCCAGAGCCACAGCCAGCGCGACCTCCAGCCATGTGACATCAGCTCCGACTACCAGAGAGAGCAAGCCTAGCAAGCCTTTGCGCTTTGGTGGTGTGTTGAATGAGTTGTTTAGGTTTACCCCGAAATCGTCATATTCGTGTTTCATTTTTGATACCTCCAGATTTTGGATACAGCGTTTTAGAAATCCCCTAAGGGACTTTTAGGGTATCACAGTTTTTGGTATAGCTCACTACTTGAGCCACAAAAACAACATTCCCAATACAGTGAGCAAAATGCCAGGACAGAGTGACCCTGCGAGCCTTATAGAATATAGATCGCTAGAGATCAGCGCGAGAGAGTGCCAGAGTCCCAGCAATCGAGAAAACCTCCCAGAGAGCGTTTTAATCGTTTTTGGAGGGTGTCATCAAAGTGAGCCAGAGATCAGACTCCAGAGTTCTGGGAGTTGCGCTTGTGTGAGTGTCAAACAAGTTGCCGAGCTGTAAAGTTAATCGAGATAATCAGCACAGATATAATCAGAGTTAATCAAAGATAATAAGTTCTGCAAGTTAATATAATGTAATGATTAGTTAATATTATATTATCAAGAGACTTTGATTATGTAACGATTAAGTTAATGCAATCCCTCCTGATTATGTCTTGATTAAGTTAATGCCAGAGCTGGTGATTATGTTTTGATTATGTCTCTCCCTAGTGATTATGATTATCGATTATGTCCCCTAGTATTATTTGAGGGTCTATATGGTACATCATCACAACACACATTCCACCATGTGAAAGCAGCATAGTCTGTCATGTTCCGGCATAGTTTCCTTGTTGTTGCAGTGCAATAGTGTTGTATAAAAACAACGGGGGGGAGGGGTAGCGTGTAAAAGCAAACAGTGACGGTACTGCTACAGCATATAAAATAGAAAAAAGGGACATAGTCGACATTGTTCTAAGTTGTTGATAATAAAGAATAAATCTATTGCCTATAATTTAAGCAGTAAAGGCTAATCTGTTCACCTCTAGCGGAGGGACTGCGGAGACCAACAAAGCCTATGTAGCCCCGCATAGCTCACCGAAGGGTCTAAGTAACTATTCGTAACAAAGTACTTGACATTTCTTCAAAAGTATGGTATTGTTCACTATATAGAACTGTGATGCAAGACGTTAGGGATGTCTTACGTTAAAGGTGTAAGTGGCTCTGTTGTTTAATTCTTTAGTTAAACCTCTCTGTAGAGGTATAAACAATAAGATTCTATTCAGTACATAGTTCTTTATCAATACATAGTCTATATAGAACATCCTATATTAAAAGCAATCTATATAGTAAGACCCTAAAGTAGTTTTTATGTCGCCCAACAAGGACAACGACTTGACTGAAGAAATTAAAAAAACTAGACCAAAGATAGTACGTCGCGAAGTAGTCGATGGAAAACCAAAGTTAGGTCGTCCTAAGAAAGCAGATATTGCCGCTAAGAAAAAAGGTAATAGAGGTGCTATTGGTCGACCAGCAGGGGATGGTGCTAGGATTGCAGAATTTAAAGCAAGGCTACTAGGCACTGCTGGTGATAAGATTATTAGAACCTTAATCGAGAAAGCATTAGACCCTGACGATAAGGACCAGATTGCAGCATTAAAGATGTGTGTCGATAGGGTTTTACCTTTGTCGGCTTTCGATACAAGTAAACAATCTGGGGGAACTCCACAGATCAGTATTAACATTACAGGCTTAACTGGTTCTATTGATAGCACACCAGTTCTTGAGATGACAGCTGACGAAGTAGAATATAAGGAAATAGATGAGTGAACTAAACTTCGCTCTCTTGAATTGGCAACAACAAGTATTTAAAGACAGTACTCGTTTTAAGGTTATTGCTGCTGGTCGTCGTTGTGGTAAGTCCAGATTATCTGCAGTAACGCTGTTGATTGAGGGTTTGAATTGTCCTGAAGGTTCTAGTGTGATGTATGTTGCACCAACGCTAGGACAAGCTAGAACGATTATGTGGGACCTGTTAATGGATATTGGTAGACCTGTAATTAAGTCTGCTCACATTAACAACTTAGAGATTACTTTGGTTAATGGTAGGAAAATCCTCATTAGAGGTGCTGATAACCAAGACTCTTTGCGTGGTGTTTCTTTGTCATATCTGGTAATGGACGAGGTTGCGTTTATTAAACCAGAGATTTGGGAACGAGTACTTCGTGCTGCGTTGTCAGATAAAAAAGGTAGAGCAATGTTTATTTCTACCCCTTCTGGTCGTAACCACTTCTATGAGTGGTATCAGCTAGGACAAAGCGGTAGCGATGAGGATTGGAAGTCTTGGCACTTTACCACTGCAGATAACGAGACGATTGACCCTAAAGAGATTGAAGCAGCGAAGAGAACATTAAGTTCCTTTGCGTTTAACCAAGAATATTTGTCTTCCTTTAACAATGCTGGTTCTGGTTTGTTTAAAGAAGAGTGGATTAAGTTTGGTGAAGAACCTAAAGATGGTTCATGGTATATCGCAGTAGACTGTGCTGGATTTGAAGAACTAGGTAAAAAACAAACAAATAAACGCTTAGACAAAACAGCTATAGCGTGTGTGAAAGTTGATAATCAGAATGTATGGTATGTGGATAAAATTGAGTCAGGTCGCTG